AAGTATTCAACTTGGGAACCTGACGGTGATGATGAAAATCCAGGAACTTGGGGGATGTTCATTGATGATTTCCCGCCAGAATTGGTGGATAAGTTAGAGCAGTATCTTGAGGGTGAAGATTCTTGGGCACTTGATGAAGAAGTTGAATTTGTATTAGAATGAAACACCATATTCCTGATATCATTAGAAAGAATGCATTTGCTTGCTTCACCAGTTTGAATGCTGCTGAGAGAGCAGTTGTTATGTTTGATGAGGATGAGTATCGTAAATCACTAGACCTTGAGAATGATGATGCTCCCTGTTGGAAGATCCCAAGTAAGGAATCAACAACATTTGTAGGTTGGAATCCTATGTGTATTCCAACGATGGATTACATAGTATGGAAACTAAAACGTCGTGAACAAATTGCGAAAGGAGAAATTCACTGATGGACTACAAAACTTCTGGTGTTGACATTATCAAGGGACGATCCTTTGTAGAGTATATTAAAGCACTAGCACCTAACATTGGTGGGTTTAGTGGAATGATGGAAGTTCCATCAGGATATGAGAAACCTGTATTGATATCTGGTGCTGATGGTGTCGGAACTAAAATTAATATCTGTAGTATTGCCCGTGATTACTCCACTATTGGTCAGGATCTCGTTGCTATGTGCGTTAATGACGTTATATGTTCTGGTGCTAAACCATTATATTTTCTAGACTATATCTCTACCAAATCGCTTGATGCTAACGTCAGTGACATTGTTCATGGAGTTGCTACTGGTTGTGCTATGGCAGGAATGGAACTACTAGGTGGAGAAACTGCGGAACATTTTAGACAAACTGACTATGACCTTGCTGGTTTTTGTACTGGCATTGTAGAGAAGAACCAGATTGTTGATGGTAGTAACATCATGGCAGGTGATGTAGTCATTGGTATTGAGAGTAGTGGACTTCATAGTAATGGATATACACTCATCAATGATATGCTGTGGAGACATAAGATCTTTTACAAGGAGATGCCTGAGCTGCTGGTTCCAACAACCATCTATGCCCGTCTCATACAGCACCTGTTGGACGAAGTTCCTATCCTAGGCATGGCACATATTACTGGCGGAGGACTGCCTGAGAACCTTCCACGATGCCTTCCAGCAGGTCTTACAGTTGATGTTGACTGGTCTTCTTGGGAACGACCAGAACTATTCAATAAGATCCAACAGGCGGGTGACATTGCTGAGGAGGAGATGAGAAATGTATTCAACTGTGGTATTGGATTCTGTTTAGTTGTGCCACAAGAGGTAGCAACATTAACCCAAACTCTCATTGCTGAAACACCGTTTGGCATGAGGTCTTGGATTATTGGAGAAGTGTTAGGAAACTAAAATTATCTTTCTTAAAATAAAAAAGACTGTATAGATATTGTAGTTTAATTAACTAATATGAAGTTCTTTTTTGCGCTTCTTGCGACACTTTTCCTAGCAGCACCAGCATGGGCTGTAGACGTTACGATGGGATCAAATGGAAACTTGATTTTTGATCCAGCAGAGGTTACAATATCCGCAGGAGATACGGTTCATTTTATGAATGGTATGCTTCCACCACACAACGTTATCGTAGAAAATCACCCAGAATTATCGCATGACGGTCTTGCCATGATGCCAGATGAAAATTTTGAAATTACATTCCCAGATGCAGGTGACTACACTTATTGGTGTGAACCTCATAAGGGTGCTGGAATGATTGGGACGGTACATGTTAAATGAAATACACACATAACTATATGAAAATCTTTCTTGATACTGCTGACCATTGGGCAATTGAAGAATACTATGCAACAGGATTAATTGATGGTGTCACCACCAATCCAACTTTGATTAGAAAATCTGGGAGAAATCCTGATGATGCGTATCAACATATCAAAGATGTTGGTATTAAAGACATCAGCATGGAAGTCATGGGTGATGAAGGTGAGATGTACTGTGAAGCCAAACGTCTTTATGAAAAGTTTGGTGATGTTGCTACAATTAAAGTTCCCTGTACTCGGGATGGTTTGAAAGTATGCAAATCTTTGTCTGACCAGAACATTAATGTCAACGTCACACTCATCTTCTGCGCTGCTCAAGCAGTCCTAGCAGCAAAGGCAGGGGCAACATATGTTTCTCCCTTTGTAGGACGCTTAGACGACCAGTCAGTGGCAGGTCTGGAGGTTGTACGATCTATCTCTGAACTGTATCGAATTCATGGTGTAAGAACTCAAATTCTTTCTGCCTCAATTCGTAGTGTACAACGTGCTGTCAGGTCATGGTATAATGGTGCTCAGATCTGTACAATGCCGCCCAAGGTATTTGATCAGATGTATGATCACATTCTTACAGACAAAGGTATGGAGATTTTTGAAAATGATTGGAGTGAAGTAAAGTAGTGACATTTACAGTATATTCAAAGGATGGATGTCCTTATTGTGTTAAAGTTCAACAGGTATTACAACTTGCTGAAATTAAACATGTGATATATAAACTTAACAGGGACTTCACCCGTGAGGAATTCTACGATAAGTTTGGGAAAGGATCTACCTTCCCAAGAGTTATTAAAGATGATACAATAATTGGTGGATGCACTGAAACTGTTAAGTATTTGCGGGAGCAAAAATTGGTCTAATGGAAACAAACCTCAACGACATCTATGATCTTATTGAACACGCAATTGACTATGCCTTTGAGGGTAAAACAAATTTAAAATTTTACGATTACTTGAGAGCAAACAAAGTCAAAAAAAATGAAATAGATTTGTTCATTGATAGTTCTACATTTCTTGAACTGAATGATATTATTAAAGATCTAGATGAGTACATTGAAGGAGGTGCTGATAATCAACACAAACAATTGCGAGAAGCATACGGACACATTCCTAAACCTCAAGCAAGAAAAATAAAAGTTTATTTGTATGGCATCCTGGAAGATGCATGGAGGTATAGTCATGAACGACGACCTGGAAGAAGGAAAAAACAATCTAAATAATGATGAAACCCACATCAATCGTGGGGTTGAGTTACTATTACGAAATAGGAGGAGTAAACCAGATCCACCCAAAACTTTTCAGGTTAAGTTTGGTAAGATGATCTCCTTCCTTAAACGAGAGATTGTTTTTCACTTTAACTTCTATCTGGACATTAGAAAGAAATAATTCTCTGGAGTAAAAACATGTTAGCAGTAACACTTACGATTGGAACACTTGTTTCAGTCATGTTCTTTTTTGTAGGAGGTGTGGTAGGATGGTTAGCAAGAGAGAATACATGGGTAAATCAACCAGTTTATACTCATCCAGAGATGTTTGATGAAAACGGAAATATTTTACCAGACGAAATTTTAGCAGTACGATTTGAAAATGGCTATGACGAACTCGACGAAACAGATGAAGACTAAAGAAAAATTACCACCGAATCCATTTCAACATGAGATTCTTGAACTTGTTAGTAAGCAAAGATCAAAAGCAAAGAAGGTTGAGATCTTACAAGAGTATGCTAATGATGCTCTAAAGGTTCTACTTATTTGGAACTTTGATGACACAGCTATTTCTGTGATTCCAAAAGGTGATGTTCCTTACACTGAAAATGAAGTGCCTGTGGGAACAGATCATACTTCACTTCGTGTTGAGTACAAGCATCTTTATAACTTTGTAAAAGGTGGCAATGACTCTCTTACCTCACTTCGTAGGGAGACTATGTTTATTCAGATCCTTGAGGGATTGCATCCAGAAGAGGCAAAAATTCTTTGCTTAGTAAAAGATAAAGAACTACAAACAAAATATAAATTGACATATGAAGTAGTTCGTGAAGCATATCCAGATATTAATTGGGGTGGTCGTTCATGACAGTTGCTGTAGAACAGGAAAAGGAAATGGCAGATTACGGTTCAGATGTAAATGAAATAAATCCATCTGATTATGATTGCCAAATTCTTCTTGAGAAAACAACTCATCAGGCAGCAAATGATAAGTCTTTTCCTACAGACGCAAGACTTATCTGGTACATTGTTGACGGTGTAGAGTATATGGATCTGACTCGATGCAATAAAGTATCAAAGATGTTTGATATGTATTATGATCGATATGGTAAAGGTTCTGTGCAAAGAATTGATTTTGGATATGGATCTATCAACCCAAAACTCTGGGGCAATAAACCAAAGAAGGAGAAGGAGAAGAAGAGGAAATGAATGAGGAACAAATTAAGAATCAAATCAATGAATTAATCAAAGATGAAATTCAAGAGGTGATCAATGATTATGTTGATGCAAAAGAATCCACTCAAGAGAGTGGTCTTGGATTTGTTCAAACTGAGGACGAGAAAGAGTTGAAGGTGAAGGTATCAAAAAAAGAAATTGATAAAATCATCAAGGAGTATAAGAAAATTAAAAAAAGTCAAAGGTCTAACATATCTCAGGTTAGGAAACTTGGATTGGTTGATAAGCATGGTAGACCATTAAAATAAATATTAACGTTAAAGGAGTGCTTATGCTTTCTACGCAATATAGATTGCGCCTTGAGGCCATATGTGAAAAAATTGTTAGTAATGAAGAAGTAAGTCTAGAAGATATGATCTGGGCAAACAAACTAGCAAAGTCCAATCAGAGTGCAGCATCAATATTGAGGAAGGCACGTAGACAAGCAAGAAATCCTGACATGAAAGAGGGTGATTTGGATGATTTTATGAACCAGATGGACCTTGGGGACCCTGATCCATCTAATCATTCATCAGGGTTCAGTAGTGCAGATGATATTGTGGACTGGTTTTCACATGAAAAAACAGACGACTGGAGGCAGAGAGACTAATGCAAGCAGTAATTTATAGTAATGGTAGTCAAGAGTGTGAGCGTGCTGGTATGCTTCTTAAAAGTATTCATGAAGATTTTCATGAGTATATCTTAGATAAAGACTTTACTGATAAGCAGTTTCATGCAGAGTTTGGTAAGGAAGCTCAGTACCCACAGATTTCAATTGGTCTCAAGCACCGTGGAGATTTGAAGGAGACCTTGAATTATTTGAATAAACATAATTACATATGTTCGTGTTGATACTAACACACTTGACTAAATAATGCATGAGGTCTATAATAGACCTGTCGTTCATCTCCTTCGGGAGACGCAAGTAAGTCGCGGAACGGATTCGTTCATCCCTTTAGGGACGCACACGACTGAAGGAACGGGGATTAAAAACCCTCTATTACTTTAGGAGTAACACCATGAATACACTTAACCTCATCAAAAAGCAGATTGAAAAAGCATCTGCTCTTCACGACGCACAAATTACCCACACCTCATATCGTGGTGTTGAGTATTCTACTCGTTGTGTAGAAAGCAAAGTGCCCCATGGCACCTTTTGCTATCGTGGTCACACTTATACTAAGTGATTGCCAAACCAATTGAATAGTGTTAGAATGGGAGGGAAACCTCCCATTTTTTATGGAAAGAGATAAACTAAAACTGATAGTGAGGAATTTAAAACTTCTTGTTGAATCTTTAGAAGCAGAGGTATACTCTAATACTGATGCATATATTTCAAAGCAAGAAAATTTTGATGACCCATCTGCTAATTACATTTTAGATTACGACGAAGTTTTTGAGGATGATGATGGATAAGATAGATACACAGGGAATGAGTATTCCTAGTGGTAATAAAACACCATCAAAGAAATTCTATCCACCACTGGTGATACCAAAACGAAATGTCTTTACTGATTTAGAAAGACAAGAACTAAAGGACATTATTAACGAGACACTTGATGAGAGAGAACAACGTAAAACTAATCAGCGTAACTCCTGATGCTGAGAAGCACATGGCATACTGTGCCAGAGTAAGTAATCCAAACAACCAAGAGAATGAGAAGTTCTCTGGTCTCCTGAAGTATTGTGTGAAGCATCAGCACTGGAGTATCTTTGAGCAGGCATACATGACTCTAGAGTTGAATACTACCAGAGGAATTGCAGCTCAAGTGCTTCGTCACAGGTCATTTACATACCAAGAATTTT